GGGAGAGTGTAGCCTCTGGCATCGGCATACGCCTGCAACGTCGCTACGCTGGCGTAGCTGTTTGCGGCTGCGTTTGTGCCTGATCCTGTTTCAACCGTGATCGTCATGTGCCGCCCCGGATGTGAGAATGGGCATCCTTGCCCGGTGATTCATCAGCCCAGCAGCAGAGCGGTATGCTCAGGCTTGATACACTTGACACCCCATGCCAGCGCGATTTCGTAGCGAATCTTGCGGTATCCACCGTAGATAGCCACTTCAAAGGACAGGCCGGAGCGCGGATCAGTGATGGTCATCACGTCAAGCGCGTTGTCACCCTCTGCCGGACGCTCAGGCAGGCGGGTAGCCAGCACGATGGCAGAACGGGAAAACGCCATGCTACGGGCAGCAGCAGCTACGATGGTGATGGCGGTTTCAGATGCGGCAATGGCCTTGCGCAGACCGGGTGCGGCCAGCACGATAGTTCCGCCGTTGCTGATGTCGGAATCGCCAGTAGTCACCACATACTGATTGGTATCACCAGCAAACGTGATGATATCACCGGCAACAACAGTACCAGTGCCGCCAGTGGATTTCAGGGTGATGGTGGTCGCGCCGACAGCATAACCAGCGGCATTGGTCTTGACGGTTGCGCCAGTACCAGCGGTCGAAGTCACAACCTGTCCAGATTCGCGGATGTTCATGTCGCTGATGCGGGTAATGACGCCTTGCTGGGTGATCGGCAGCTTGGACTCATCGCGGGCGCTGTTGACGTTCAGCAGGGTGCGAAGTGCAGCACCGGCAGTGGTATCCAGCACCAGACTGGCATCGTTTACAGGAGCACCGTTATCGACCAGAATCTTGCGAGCGCTGGTCAGGGCGCTGGTGTTGGTTGCAAACGGGGTAGTACCGGCAGCACCAGCGGCGCGAGACATGACTGCGTGCAAGGCGCAAAGGTCGGTTTCAACCTCGTTGACAGCAGCACGCATGGCTTGGGCAATCTGGTTGGCACGGATGCCAAGATAGCCGGGGCCATTGTTCAGGCCGCGTTGTTCTTCGCCATTCCATGAGAACGGGAAAGCGCGAGACTTGGTGATGGAAATGGTGCTGTAACCGATGGTCTGGTCAGCTTCGGCAGGAATGGACATAGCCGGAGTAATGTCAGCGCCTGCGGTATTGGCCGGAGCGATGGGAACGCGGACGCTTTCGTCGACGGCGGCGCGGTTGACGCTGGCATCGACAGTAACGGCGGGAATCATGCCGACCAGTTCACGGGACACAACGTCCAGCGCGGCATAAAGGTCGGGAATCAAGTTCGTCAGGGTATTCGTGGTCATAATGCACCTATGCGGTTTGGGGTCAGTTTACTTTGCCACCGGCCTGGATGTGTTGCATCTGCTGTCCGGCTGACATTTGCTCGAATTGAGCGCGTGTTACACTTTTCGCGGCCCCGCCGCCTGCACCTGTACCGGAAGCCCCGCCCCCGGTCGCTTTTGAGCCTGCCAGTACCGGCGCGAACGCCTGATTTGCGGCAAACTCAGCCTTCAACTCATCAACGGTCAGCGCTGAACGCTTGCCGTCTGTCCCCAATACAATCGTCTTGGGTTCGCCGCCGGTCGTATCGACTTCCAGCCGCGCTTTAATGTGGGGAATCAGTATCGCCGCGCTGCCTTGAACGGCAAGTTCATTAGCCAAGCTCACGGCAACATTGTCGACCAGCATCTTGTTCAGACTGCCCCGCAGTGCCGACAATTCGCTGTCTTTTTCGCCAATTCCTTTAGCATACTTCTCCTGCCACGACTTTTCAAGCGCGGTCACGTCGCCGGACTTGCGTGCGGCTTCTTCAGCGGCAGTTCGTGCGGCCTCTTCGGCCTCTTTGGCCCGTTGCGCGGCTGCTTTCTTTTCGCTCAGAAGGTCATCGCGCTGCTTTTTGAGGCCCGCCGTATCCTCAATTCCTTCGACCTTAAGCCGGAACTTGCCGCCTTCCGTCTTGTCGTATAGTCCAGCAATCGACGCATCCAGACCATCAAGCGTATCGATTTCGTACTTCAGTGACATGATGCACCCCGTGCATTTTCCCGGCCCTGCCGGTATTAAATCCCTGCCCGCTTGAACGCCAGCGGCTCAAGAGCGCGCATCTGTTCCAGCGTCAGGGGTTGGAAATTTTGGCCGAGTTGCAACTCGGAAAATCTTTCGGCAGACAGTCCGCCACTCCGCAGCAGCTTGCCGCGAACAGGCCCGATTGCTGTGTCTTGAAATGCCGCTGGCTGCGTTTTTAGCCACTCATAGTACGTCAGGTCTGCTGATACTTGCTGGCCACCTTCCGCGCCTTTGCTGGCTTGCGTTGCGCCTTTGTCCAAAATATCGAACGCATCATCAAGCACAGGGACGGTTGTGCTACGGCAATTCGGATGGATAGGCGGTCGCGGCCCTTTGTCGATAGGAAACCGCCGCCCACTCAAGGCGCGGCATTGGCTTGTCGTGCGGCTATCAAGGGTCGATACCCATTCAACGCCTGTCACCAAGTCGCTATTGCGCTCATAAGTCTGTTGTCGTGCCACGGTTGACATATGCTGGACAGCGGTACGGACGACAGTGCGATTGCTGCGGTCGATTTGAGCCAGCGTGCCATCCTGGAAACTAGCCTTTGTTGTGCCACGCAGCGCCCGGACAATCTGGTCGGTTGTCTGGCCCTGATAGTACCCCTGCCGGATGACGCCGCTAATCTGTTCAATCTGACCAGCAGACCAGTTTTGCAGCCACGATTCCAGCAGTTGGCCCTGATTGTAGCCGACGACGGATAACGGCGCTGTCAGGACCGCGGCGCGCACTTGCTCGGCGGTCGGCACAAAAACCTCAAATGCTTTTTCAGTGACGAGGTGGTCAAGCGTTTTGGCTTCGAATTGCGCCTGCTGAATCGCGGTATCAACAAGGTCTCCGGTTAGCATTGTGCGGTATTCGCCCATGACGGCTGTCAGGTCGCCTTCGATGGATTGCAGCAGCGCCGTGACCTTCGCGGCTTGATAGCCTGTCAGGTCGCCCGCAGCAAGGCGCATCCGCAGAATCACTTCCATGCGTTTCAGAAACGGTGCGAACTTTGCCGCCTGTCCTGATTTCAGCCGTTCAAGCAAAACCTGCCCACGGGTTGCGATGTTTATCGCTTCCGGGGAGACGATGCCGTTTTGCTCAGCCATCAGACAGCGCCGAAATCAAGGCCAGCAGAACCGGATGCGGCAAGTTCCTCGCGGATCTGTTCGTCCGACTTTTCCGGCTCGATTACATCCATTTTGCGAAGGATGCGGAAAAGGTCAGAATCCGGCAGCTTTCCGGCTTGATTGGCGGACACCAGCGCGCCGAGCATGACTCCGTCAACGCTGAACTTTGCGGCCTCGACATGGATTGTGTATTCCATCTGGCCAGATACACCCATCCACTCGCCCATCCATCCCAGAGCCAGCGCATACGCCTCGCTCACGTTTGCCGCAATGAGTGACACGACAGAGTGTTCGGTCTCGTTTTCAGCCTGCGCCTCGGTCGCGGTTTTGACGGCGCTTCCAGGCGTTATCAGTCGTGCGCCAATGGCCAGCATCTGCCGCTCTTTTGCATCCATCGCCTCTTTTGCCAGCGTGTTCGGTGCGGCTTGAGCAATTCCAAAATTACCATTTTCAGGCAGCAGCATCGCGGCCCGTGCGCCGATGTATACGCCCTGCTCCTGCATCCAGTCGCGCCATTGCTCGCTCAGGCCGGATATCCATGCCTGCGGCTGGCCGGTCATGTAGACGGAGTCCTCATAGTCGGCAGAGTTGCGGTAGTGGGCAAGGTTCAGGGTCGCGAGATCGTACAGCGGAGCCGGGTCGCAGTTGGCGGAATTGGAAACGCTGCCGATGAACGTAAACGGGATTTGTGTCCAGGCTCCACCCATGCTGTTGAGTGGCACGTTTTGCGAAATCATATCCCACGTTTGCGTCTTGTCGTTGAACTGGTACAACTCGATTACGTAAACGCCAGCATTGAGTCGCAGCACGCGGTATTGATCGACCTCTTTCGTGCCGAACCCATCTTCTGTGACTTGTTGCGCGCACTCTTTCAGGACGACGAGCGACAGGACGTGATTGGCCCCGACTTTTTCCGTTCGCCAATTGACGATGTCTTCTGCCTCATACAGTGCGACAGTCGAACGGATGCGGCCAGATTGCATGTCGGCCAGCGTGGCTTGCGCTTCAGTCTGCGGGTAATCAACAAGGATTCCGACGCGGCCCTTCTGAATGACCTCAGAGACTGCGACCTGCGATTGTTGGTAGATGCTCAGGCCTTGGCCGTCAATGTCGGTGTTGACGTAGCCCATCAACGGTGGGACGACAAGCGTCGGGGTTTGCGAAAAACACGCCCCAGTCAGCGATTGCAGGGTGCGCCGGGAGACGTTGTAGTAAACTGCCCGCGCTATGTACTGCCTGTATCGTTCAGTGTTTTCCGGGCTTTTGTCGGTAGGGTTCGGTTGCGGCAGGTACTTGATGCCTTTTTCTTTGACCTCTGACTCGCCCGCGCAGGCATCCTCGACCGTTTCCCATGCGTCGTAGTTCTCGGCGTATTCGCCGTGCTGAAATGTTACGTCCGCCATCAGTTGGCCACTCCGAGTCGAATACCCATAGGCGCTTGCTTGCCCTTGATCAGTCCGCCCAACGCATACCGGACTGCGTCCCAGTAATGGTTGTTGGCATCTTCAATCATCGGCAGTATATCACCAGTCCGTTTGTCTGTCTTGAAACTGTACAACCGCGCTTCCTTCTGCATTTCAGTGCATCGGGTGTGGATGACAACCTCGCGGAACGACTTGATGAAGGAAATTCCGTCCTCGACACTTCCCGCCCATTTCTTCACCGGCTCGATGCGGGGCATGTGCGGGCGCTGCTTGTTCGGGTCAGGTCGCTTCAGGTAGCTGATGGACTCAGGGCGCGCAGAGTCAGCGCGGAC